TGTTGCATCATTGGTTGCTGGTACGGGTATAACGATTACAAATAATTCTGGGGAAGGAACAACTCCCACAATTGCTGTAACATCAAGTACATATCAACCACTTGATGCGGATTTAACTGCAATTGCAGCCTTATCTGGGACTTCAGGTTTATTAAAGAAAACCGCTGCAGATACTTGGACGCTCGATACTAGCACTTATTTAACTTCTTTAGCCTTAAATCAGTTAACTAATGTTAATGCAGGATCGCCTTCCAATGATCAAGTTTTAGCTTATGATACAACGTCTTCTAAGTGGATTAATAAAACATTTACTGCGTCAGTAGCAACACTTGATGCAGTGGGTGACGTAACTGCACCTACACCATCTACTGGAAATATTTTGCAATGGAATGGTACAGCTTGGGTCAACTCAACGGAATTGAGAGACAATACAATTAGAATTACAATGGATGTTAATTAATCTTGAGGGATTAATTAAAAACAAATAGAAAGGATATGGTTGAGGCCATGCCAAGTTTTTATAATAGAATAAAAGCTAGAAAGTTTTCTACATCTGCTGATACCGCAGTTGAGATATCTCCATCATCTAGTGCAACACCTAATTTCACAATTGATGCTGGTGGAAAATTAAATTGGAGTTCTGGTTCTGCAAATGCCGACACAAATCTATATAGATCTGCGGCTAATGTTTTAAAAACAGATGATAGCTTTAGTGTTGGATCTGGACAAACTTATAAAATAGATGGCGATGACATCTTAACATCAACATCTTTAGGTTCTACAGTAATAAGTTCTTCCTTAACTTCTATTGGCACTTTATCTTCTTTAAATGCAGCAACACCGACTTTTAGTGGTCCATTGACTTCTTCTGGAACTTCTACATTTTCTGGTTCGTTAATTTCTTCTGGAGGCTTTACTGCAGCAACACCGACTTTTACTGGTCCCGCAACAATAAACGGTAATTCGGTATTGACAACTGATTTAACTTCTATTCCTACGGCCTCTAGTGCAACTTCGTCTGATTATGTAACAGTTGTTACAACCGGTGGGAACCTTAGAAGAGTCACGATAGCAAATGCCGCAGTGGTTGGCCCTACTGGCTCAAGTGCAACAATAACATTAGGAACAGTTACCACAGGAGATGCTGGCACTAATGTATCCATAACAAACTCTGGTACAACTCAGGCAGCTATTTTTAACTTCACTATTCCAAGAGGGGATACAGGGGCAAAAGGGGATACAGGGGCAAAGGGGGATACAGGAGCAACTGGACCTACTGGTCCCGCCGGTCCTACTGGTCCCGCCGGTCCTACTGGTCCCGCCGGGCCTACTGGTCCAGCTGGATCAACCTCATATCAAGCAACTAGTCTTGTTAATGGAAGTTATTCTATAACTCAATCAGGAGCTTACTGGTACTGTAATACTGAATTTGACGTTGCTGGAAAACTATATTTATACAACGTAGCTCAACCTACTTCATCTACTGATGTTTTAGTTCTTTTATCTGATGGAGAAGTTAAGAAAAGATCATTGAGCCCGTGGTCGCTTGGTACCATGAAAGAGCAAATAGAACTTATCCCGAACGCCTTACAAAAAATTCAATCTATGACTCCAAGATCTTTTATTTTCAAAGAAGAAGTTGTCGCTATGGATAATGAATTTGATGTTTTTGATAGGAGAACTCAAAAGCAATATGGATTTGTTATAGAAGAACTATTAGAATCAGATGTTCCAGATGTTGTTATGTACACACAAGTTGACGATAAGGGTGAATTGCTTCCACAATCATGGAAAGCACACGCAGTTATCTCTTTAGCAATCGGTGCCATACAAGAACTAGCCACTAAAAATGCGGAATTGGAAGCCAGAATAGCTGCATTAGAGGCTGGATAAACTATTTAAATTTAGGTCCATCAACCCAAACTACTATTGATTTTCTAACACCAGATGTGACTGGTGCTACACCATGTAGCATAAAAGAAGGAAAAAAAATCATTCTCCCCTTAACTAATTCAATATTGGTAGGATTTATATTTTCGTGAATAAAAAAGTTTCCACCAGTAAAATCTTTATTTGGTTCAGATAATAACAATGACATAGATAATTTTCTGGTGTCAATTAAATGACTGGGTTTATCTGGGGACATAATTAAATCCATATGAGCGTCATACTTTCCACCATTTGATCCATAGTATTCTGCATATTGAAAAGAAGAGTACCCATAAAATTCAAAATTATAGAATGTATTATTAACAGCTTCAAACGCTTGGTTGACTTTTTCAAAAAACCAACTTGTTTCATTATCCTTAAATATAAAACAATTACTTGATACCCTAGCAGAATGTTGTACATCGGTAAAATTAAATTCGTTTTCAACTGTTTTAGATTTATTAAGTTCATATTTTGAACATAGAGCTAAAATAGTATTAAGTTCTTGTTCTGTAAAGTGAGAGTCTACACAAACCCACGGAAGAGTAATTTGCGATTTTTGATATGGCGTATTAGATATATTCATAACATATATTATATACTATTTTTTGATACGATCTCCAGATATTATCCATAATTTACAAATAGCATTAGGTTCTATTTTTCCAGAAACCAATTCACAGCCACCTGACTTAAGATAAAACTCACAATTACTGCAGACTAACCCTTCTTCCTTAAAAGGGTTTTTATTTGCTGGAGCATAATGTGCACCATCAGGCCCTGAAGACTTATTGAACATACCAAATTCTTCTACAGTCATTTCATACAGTTTATACAAAGACTGTTGACGGTTGGTTAAATTATTGCCAGCATTATCCTCTGAGTCATCAGAAACTTCATCCTCGGGATCTTCAACTGGCTCCATATCTGGAGCTTTCTTTTCTTCAAATTCTGATAACCAATAGTTAGGCATTATTTATTTCCTTTAGATCCTTGGATAAAACCAATAACGTACATAGCTGTCATACTAGCTAGCATGACTAAATATGGTCCCATTATACTGTGGCTGGAACTTCTTTTGGAATGCAATTTCTAGTGCAATAAGCTGAGTTATTATGCTCCCAAATTATACCTTTGACTAGGGTTCTTTTGCAAGTGGGGCACTCAAAATTAGCACCCTTCATACCCACATATTTTACGGCTTTGCCGGGAAGTTCAATCTTTATTTCTTTTACGTTGTTAGAAACGTTTCTTTTTGCTGGCTTTTTTCCGGCCATTTTATACCTCCGTACATGTTACTATATATAAATAGTAATCCATATATAAAAAAGGCGTATTTTTAATGGCTGTACCAGTAAACGATTTCTTCCTAAGTGTTGTAGGTAAGGCAAAGACAGCTGCAGTAAAATATCCAGCACCAAAAAAACCGGGTGGAATTAAAGGTATTTTTTCACGTAAACCAAAGGGCACTTCTGCAACGCTGACGGAAGTTGTAGATAACTTAAAACAAGACATTGCGGAAGCTGATCTTGGGAGTGTTACATTTAGATATGGCAAGGGGACGGTTGGTAGTGAGGGTAATATACTCAGCCTTTTTTCGGGAACTCCAGAACCCGCTAAATTAGAGATAACAGGATCAGAGGTTTTAGCTAGAACTGTAGGCATTGTTTCTACAAGTGAAGATTATGCTCAGATTGGAATTGGGTCAGGTAAATTAGATTATGCCCATCATATTGATATTGATTACGGCGATAGAAAAACAAAATTAGAAGCCTTTTTCAATGCCGAAAATGTTAATGCCGACCTAACTAATGTTGACAGCTTACTTGCATTTAGTCCTGAATCTATATCTGCGGAGGATGGATTGGGGACAGTTCTTCATGAATTTACTCACTCAGCTAATAGCTCCGCAAGATTTACTGGTGGGGAAGCTGTTGAAAATTCATATGATATTTTTGGTTCAGCTTTAAATGATCTATTAGATTCTGATTATAAACCATTAAATGATTGGATGCCTAGCTTTCAACAGAACTTAAACTTATCATATGCGCACAAGGGTGTTGAAGAAGCTAGAGCTGAATTAGGTAGGCTTTCTTTTCTTGGTCACCCAAGTGAAAATATAAGCACAAAGATAGATCCAGATTACATATCATATATAGGTAGAGTTTCTGGCGAAGGTGCAAATCTAAAAACAGATGGTTCAGCTTATAGATCTGGTTATACTGATTGGTATGAAGAACACCTTAGAAATTTTACTCCACAGGCATATAAAGACCCAACGACAGGGTTGGTTATGGATGAAACCGAAAAGTGGATTCAAGCTTCCTTAAGAGAAGCTGAGATGAATGCACATGCAGCTGGAGTAATGACTATACTGCATAACAGTGAACATATCCCTGGTTTTGAGCAGCAACGTGCTCTAATGCAACAATTGTTTGAAGAGGAACAAAAAAATAATCCTCAATATGGAAGAATAGTTGAAAATTTAAGACAGACTATGTTTGAACCAGGAAATGAGCCTGCGTTTAGAGTAGATATACCAGGTGCAAAGTGGCTAGATACTACAGGAGATATAGTTCCTGAAGCTACGTTAGAGGCAGTTACACCAGCAGAAGTGGCAATAGAAGAGATATCTCCAGGAGTAACCAAAGCCGGAGATGTTTATACTTTTATAGGAGATGACCTACCACCAGGATCTGTAGTAGGAGCAGGTGTTGGCGAGACAGTAGAAGATATAGCTGGATCGACTACCACCGTAGGAGCAGTAGGAGATATTGTTGGTGCTGTAGGTGGCGGAGCTGGAGCTGCAGTAACATCTACAGCAACTACTACGGCAGCAGGTGCAGCTACAGGTGTTGCTACAACTGCTACCACAGCAGCAGCGGGTGCTGGAACTAGGACTGCAGCAGCTGCAGGTAAAAACGTTTCAGAGGAACTTGTTAAAGGATTCAAGAACGTTGACAACATAAGAATGGCTGGAGTAGCAGCTATCCTTGGTGTTGGTGCCCTAGCTTACTCTTCTAGAAGAAGAGATTAATCTCTCCAAAGCCATTCAGGGTGAGCTTTTGTCCACTCTACAGTCATTTCTAGAGACTTTTCTAGTGGCATAGGTGGAACCCAACCAGCTTCTGCAAGCTTAGTTCCATCTAATGCATAACGTAGATCGTGACCAGGTCTGGTTGTATGGAAGTCTTCAAAGATAAACTTTAGCTCCTTACCCCAATACTTGGCAACTAATTCAGCCATCTCAAGATTATTAATTTCTTTTTCGCCAACAATATGATACTTGTCAGGACGATCAGCATTAGGGTAACTTGTAGCTGGAAGGTTTTTTAAAATGAAAAGAAGTGCATCAGCCTGGTTTCTCGCGTGCAAATAGTATCTTGAACCAATGTTTTCGGGAGTACCATGAATTGTCATGGGAACATCTTTTTCAAGACAATACATAATCTTTGGAATAAACTTTTCAGGATCCTGACGCTCACCAATAATGTTCATTGTATTTGTAATTACTACTGGTACACCAAAAGTTCTCCAGTAAGAAATACATACTGCTTCTTGTGCAGCTTTTGAGCCAGAGTAAGGATTGGAAGGCAAGATGGTATCCCATTCCTTGTGAGCGTACCCCTTTGGTGCTGGACCATAAACCTCATCCGTTGAGACGTGGAGGAATACCTCTGGCTGAATCTTACGTGCAAGCTCCAGCATATTAACCACTAAGGCAACATTATTTAACACAAATGGTGCGGGATCGGTAATCGATCTGTCAACATGAGAATCGGATGCCATAGAAATTATATAATCAATATGTCCAATCTCTTTAATCATTACATCTGAGAATGGAACAGTCAGGTCATGAGTGACCAACTGTACACGATGTTTATTGTCTTCCCATGAACCTATGGATGTAATTCTATCTGTAATTCCACGATGACGGAATGAATCTGTTATAACCACATCCCAGTCAGTTGTTTTAAAAATGTGCTCTAATGTGTGGTGCCCAACAAAACCGCCAGCACCAGTTAATAATACTCTTTTATTCATTTCCGTATAATTCCTTATATTTATTTGGGTTCTTTGATTTCATTGAACGTTTTCTTTTTGCAAGCTTGCAAGCTTCACACCTACATCTATGTTTATCGTAACCTGTACTTGTGCCATGCACTAGGCCAGGATAGTTTGATTCTTCTATCGTTTTTTTAAGGTGACAAGTTCTACAGAGTACTTGGCATTTGGATAATTCCAAATCTCTAATTTCTTTACGCTTACTCCATATTGAACCAGTATGCATAGTTTTATATTCACGTTTAATATGGTCTACTTCTAAATTTTCCCAAGATCCACAGTGTTTACATGGACCATTTTCGTTAACCCAGTCTTGACGTCTTTTTCTGACCCAGTTTTTTTGGTACTCTTTTAAATAAGCTTTTCTTTTTTTTATAGCATCTTCATTATTCTTCATATTACTCTTTTAGATTGGAGCGGTTGAAGGGAATTGCACCCTCACACCGTGGGTCGGAAGCACACGTACTCTACTGTTAAGTTACAACCGCACGAGAATTATTTGTCGTCTAGATCGTGTCCACCGATTTTATTAGAAGAAGCAAAATCATTTACTACTGCCATTACGTCTTCCATCATATCAGGGAATTGTCTGTGTGTATAACTATAAATATAATTTAATGCATCAGTGATACGCAATGAAGCGTTGTGCAATCTTTCATGTGGTAGATTTGTTTTAGATAAAGCTGAATAAACTTTATTGTAGGTTTCGGTGTAGTTCATCTATTTGCTCTTTCGTTGGAGAGATCATTATAGCAGATACCAATAGACTATCTGTGAACTTTAGGTCATATTCAAACCATAAAGTTGGACCCTGTTGAAAATCAGACTCTTCATCTAATAATACCAGAGTATGCACTTTAATATGGCCGTGGAAGTATATTTGTTTTCGTTTAAATGGTTCGTTAGATTCAAAGTCTGAAAACTCATCTAAAAATATGCGTCCATCATTAGAAATATAATAGCAACTGAGAGTACGGTCAAGATCTTTTGTTTGAAAACCGTCCGCAGCAAAAGTGTGCTGGATCATTGGTTTATATTTATCAGGCACCCAACTCTCTATAGGAAGAGGGTAGCTAATCATAAAATTATCATACATTCCCATACTGTAATTATATCATGATCCGCGACCTAGGGCCTAATAAAAAAATAGAAACCTAAAGAACTAATAAAAAAAATATCTTATTTAAGAGCGGAACGAGGAGGATTCGAACCTCCGGAGCCATTACTGACTCGACGGTTTAGCAAACCGTTGCTTTCGGCCACTCAGCCACCGTTCCGGGTGACCTTTCTAGCTATCTTGACAGAAGAACCTAGGGGATTCTTATCACCAGAAAGGTACCTTTGTAGACTGGCACACACCCTTATAGGGATTGCTCATTGTTTAGATGAACGGACAGTCTACGTTCTTTAAAGTTTCGGAACCAGTATACGCAAGCTGACTAAGCGTCGGCATCGTCTATCGTCCCGCCTAAGCAGCTGAAAGGTTCATCAGCTCTTATTGTATACTGGTTCCTAGCCAACTGAGGATAGAAGTCAGTTGGAATTCTTTTTTTTGATTTGATCACGAAGTTTATATATTTCTGCTTCGTAATTCTTAGACCATTTTTGATGATGATCACGTTCTGCAGTGCGAATTTTTAATTCTTTGCGCAAACGTTCAATCTCATCAGCGGCTTCCATGCACAACGCAGAAGGTTGAGCCTGCATTTCCGTTGGGCGGCGAACTTCCCGTAGTCGGGTCACAATGTCATCAGTCACCACGCATCTCCTTCCAGTTGTCTAACGCTTCATCAAAACCGTGCTGACCGCCAGTAGCGGCAAGAGCATCACCCAATGTGCGTAGGCGTTCAATCTCATCAGCGGCGTTCAGGCAAGCCAATGGAATAACATGACCCCCCAAATCACCACGCAAGTTGGCAATGTTCCGTAGTTGGGTCACAATGTCATCAGACATAACGGTTCGCCAACTCTCTCTGCACCCGTTCCAGTTCAGACCGCAACACAACAATGTTCTCACGCAACGCTACGACCTCAGCCTCCAACGACGCCAACGCATTGCGCTCAGCAGCACGGCGAAGCAACTCGTTTGCCTGCCGAGCAGCCTCGTTCTCATCCCACATCAGAACTCCTCGGGGCTGAACTCAATGTAATACGCATTGCGAATCAACTGGCGAATCAAAACAGAACGCTTCACGCCCAACTTCTCACACAGTTCCGCAATCTCCTTCACCTGCGTGTCAGTCACACGCAACCCGATGATACGGGACGACGCCTCCTCAGCAGTCGGGTCAACAGTTCTCTTGTTCGCCATGACTACTTACCTGCCATTTCCTTGAACGCAGCACGCAACGGCACAAGGTCAGCCTCAACCAACGCTCGCTCATCAATGCCAGCCTGCACAATCACTTCTTCCATGTCCAGCCCAGCCTTCTCACACGCCGCCTGGAACTGGGCAATCTGCTCCACGCTCAATGGACTGGTCGGAGAAGACTTGGATGCGGGTGCCGCCTTGTTCGGTGCGGGCTTCGGCGCGGGAGCCTGCTGATGATGGTCCAGGTCAGCCCATTCCTGCTTCGTCCACAAAGACAAACCAATTCCGTACCTCATCGCGCCGTTCCTCAATGCGTCGCCGTACAAAATCTTGTCCAAGTCCATGCTGTTCGCCTTCGCTGTGCCGATAGCAAGCCGAGCCTGACCAAGCAACGTCATCTCAAACCACATCGTTGCCATGTCGTTCACGACATTGACAGCAGGACGACCGTTTTCCCATGCGATGGGGACGAGACGCCAGTGCGGGTCAATCTCAATGAGGATGCGGGTGATGTCGGCGTGCCCCACGAAGTCCAGTTGGGTGTTGCCCTTCGGCAACTTGCCCACAATCTTCGGGTCAGGGACCGCATAGTTGTTCAGAACTTTGAGAAGTTCTGCTGTGTTCTTTTCTGTTTCCATTGTCATTCCCCTTTCAGAAGAAATGTTCGTGTGTTGGTTTCTTTCGTGAACTGCTCCGCCAACTCAGGGTGGGTAGCAGTGAACGCTTTGGTGTCAAACACCTTGCGTGTCTGCGGTTTCCATGTGGCAACGACGCTACCGTTCAACACGGCAGTATCGGCATCGCCAATGAGTCCGCAAATCTTTGCCTTCAACTGGTCTTCCAGTTCCTTGTACGACGCCAGTTCGCTACGCACATGACGCAACTGTGCGAACAGGTCAGCGTGTTCGCTGTCAAGGTTCGTGGTCTTGGGTTCCGCCTTCTGGTATCGGGTTGACACCGTTTCGTACGACCATACAACACCAGGGGGTGTCATGCCAAGTTCAATCGCGTTCAGCCATGTCTCCACAGCGGAGATGTGTTCAGCCATTTCAGCCTGCGTGATGCGCTGGATGTGAAGATGAAGATTCATGGACGGGTCAAAGACAGCCCAGGTCACCTGGTTGACGTCAGCGCAGATTGCCTGCTGGATTCCCTGCAAACGCCAGTAGTCAGGCAGTTGCCCTTCCCACTTGCGGGTCGTGGTCTTGATTTCCAGAACCTTGCGGGCGGTGTAGGTTTCGCCGTCGTCGTTGGTCAGTTCACCTTCCCAGAACCCGTCAAGGGTAGACACCATGCGGGCACCGTTCGGTGAGTCGCAGGCGAACATCTCGTCGGGTGTGGTGAACGGGATGCCGATACGGTCCGACGCCCAGCGGAGGATGGTGTCCTCCAGGCGGTTGCCTCGTTCCATTGCGGCGTTCGGGGGGATGGGTCGGGGTGGGACATCGCCCATGAGTTCGGCTGCGTAAGCGTCACGCTTCACGAACGGGTGCAGCCCGTAGATGGCTGCGACTGCCGAGGCGGACACACGCTTGTT